GGTTGCAGAGTCATACTTAAAGAGCTTAGTAGCACCACCAGCGAAAAGATAAGAACTTCCAGAGAACTTTCCTGATGTGATTGAGATAAGGTTTTCTGATGCCGCATTAGAGTAATCACTTAAAGACGGAATTGGACCATATCCAACCTGTTGCGGATAGACGTTGTAAGCAGCTTGCAAGGCCCCAGCAATTCCAGGCTGATCTGGCAACCACTCACCAAAAGTTATACGTTGCTCCATGTTGTCGATCCTGCACTTTGAGTTGTCCAGGAATTAGATCCCGGAGTAATGTCTGTCCATGTCGTTTCGTCTTCAGGAACATCAGTCCAAGACGTTGATCCAGCACTTGAGTCTGTCCAAGTGTTAGTTCCAGGTGTTACAGGACTCCATTCCTGACCTTGCTTGAATCCGATGCAACTTACATCTGCGTTTGCTGCTATCGAGGCGTATGCTGAAAATGTGGCATTTGCTAGGCAAGAAACAAGCGCCAGAGCCGTTATTTGAGCGTCTCCACCCGCTACCAACCCACCAAGGCAAGAAACCGTCGCATCAGCCGTTATTGAGGCATCTGCAAGCCTTACGCGAATTCCATCTGCTGTGACAGTTGCTTCAGCCGTGATTGATGCAACACCACCTGCAACGATTCCACCAAAACATGAAACAGTGGCATCTGCGGTGATTGATCCAGCACCAAATTGAACCCTTGTTCCGTCAGCAGTTACTGTTGCTTGTCCTGAGACATCGGCTTGTCCGTATTGGACTCGTATTGCGTCTGCAACAAACGTGGCAACGGCCTCGATGACGCCTGTACCGAATTGGACTCTGATTGCTTCTGCAACAACGGTTGCTGCTGCTTGGATGTCTCCAGCACCAAATTGGACTCTAATGGCTTGAGCAGAAACGCTAGCATTCGCGTCCACCGATCCTGATCCAAATTGAACCCTGATTCCATCTGCCGTCGCAGTTGCGGTAACACTTACAGATGCGTAAGCATCCCACCTTGTAACGCTTGTGTCGTATAACGGAGAATCAAGCGTTAGCGTGAGATCGTCTAGACTCGCCTTGAGATTGTCAAGTGAGTCTATCGTCCACGGTGGGAGCAAATCAGCCATTAGGCCAGCGTCACGCTCAGGGAACCAATTGCAACTCGGAACACATCACCCGTTGCAATCGTCTTCGATGCGTCCAAAGGTGTGTGATACAAAAGATTTCCAGCACTAGAGGCGTCTCTAATGCCAACGTAGGCAACCGTTCCCCATGAGCCAGTGGCCTGTGGAAACTCGATTGCTGCTGAATTAGTAGAAACCCCATTGCTTGGCGCTCCAAACGTGATGGATTGCCGAGCATAGGCATTCCCAGAAACTTCAGTTCCCGTGTCCGCATCAGTTGGATCTGTCGTATACAGAGCCAGATAGACAGTGGTTGGGGAAGTGTAGGAAGTGTTCCGCAGAGTTGCGTTGATAAGCGCATTCTCCAGATAGTTGCTCATTTCAGCCATGATTTACCTCTTTGCCAGCGTCATTGCTAATGGTTGTGCAGAATACTCGCCACGGTCATCAGAAACCGTCAAAGTATCAATTGCACGTTGATACAGTGCTGCCCAAGTAGACAGCCTCTCATCGTTCATCAAATAAGGCTCTGCCTCTCCAAGAGATGCATACAACAAGGCATCTGGGCAGTTCGCCAAGAACACATTGGATGCATTAGTCGATGACAGATAGGTTGGTGCTGCGTAGTAAAGCAACTGAACCGTCATTACAGAGTCAGGAATCGGGGCGAACTGAATCTCGGAAGCTGTGATTGTGTAAGCCTTCGGTCTTCCAGTGTCAGTTGCCCTTGCATTCCTGAAAAATATGCTTGGTGCGTAATAAGTAAGCGCCTCAATCGGAGTCGTGTTGAGATGGATGTCTCTTAACTCAAGAAAGTCGCTTGGCAAAGAAACAGTTGAGTCGTTTGCAGTGGTCGATGCAGTGGCAATCTTCAGCATCTGACGGATGCGAAGTTCCCTGCGAAGACGGTTCTCTGCAAGCGTAATAAAGTCTGGAATTTGATCCGTCAAGTCAGTCCGAGCCAGGTAGTTGGCAACGGATGTCTTGAGATCGCTGAAACTGGTGAAAGGCATTAAATCCTCCCAGGACGGGTTCTAAAGGCTTGATTGTCTCGTTCGTTCAACCACGCCTTGAAACGTTTTTGGTCAAGGATGTGGAATCCGCGCATGATTCCATCCTTGTTCAACTGGTCGATCACCGTTAGCGGAATACTTGCGATTTTATTCCCAAACAGATGATTTGACCACCTAGTTCTTTCATCATACGAGTTGAACTCTCGTTTATTGCTTTCAACGATTCCAGAGACATCTTGGACAGTCTCGATGACAACTTCACCGTTATCCGTAGCATGAGCTTTACGTGAACGGAAATTGTTTTGCTTTGCTATTTCGTTGATGTTCATGTGAAAAAGGGACCAGAGTTTCCCCTGATCCCTTGTACTGTTGTTAAGACAGATTACGAAAGGTCTGCCACGATCCCATGAGCGGCTTCGGTCTTGACTTCCAAGGTGTACTCAACCAGAAGTTGAGTCTTGGCAGAGTCACCGGTAACAGCCAGGTCGTTCGTGAAGAACGGACGCAGGTAAGCAACAGCAGCGTACTCAGGATCAAGCACAAAGGCCACATCAGATGCAGTATTGCCCGACAGCATAAAGCGGTTAGGAACAACGCTCATCGAACCGAAATCGCTGAGATAAACGTCAGCAGCACCAATGATGGTCGTAGGAGCATCAGCAGGAGCCATGTAACGCTGTGCAGCGATGCCAGCAAAAGCCGACACGGTTTGCTTGTGGGACGGAGTGACCATCAGCACCTTGGGAGAGCCACCAGAGGTAAAGACAGACTTCACAACGCTCTGCAACAGAGCTTCGGTGAAAGTACGGTCAGTGCCGTTAGTGCGAGCAGTCGTGCCACTTGCACCAGCAGAGCCACCAGTGCCGTTGCTGGTGTTGCTTGCCAACCAAGTTTGCAAACCACCCAAAACGCGAGCCGTAGAGCCAGCAGTACCGTTTGACTGAACGGTATTGTTCAGCAACGTGAACTCCATATCGCGCTTGATTTCGCTGGAGGCTTTAGCCAACTGATAAGCCTTTTCAGACTTACGGCCTGCTTTGTCAACAGCTTCCAGGGTGCCAGTAATACCAACGGTCTTCTGGCTGATCTGGGTGCGGTTGCCAACACGGGTCGTTGCGGTCAGCGTTGCTTCCGTAGCATCAGCGCCTTCAACAGCAGCGTTAGCGGCAGCAGCAGCCAACGAATCGGTTTGCCACTCATGGTAGACCGCCGTAGCTTTGGTCTTTCCAATCGAGGACATAAAAGGCGTGTCAGTCGGAGAGATGTTATAGATCACATCCGACAGGTCTTCCCGCATACCAACTGCGGCATAGGTACGAAACTGAGGCATTTTGATTCCTTAAAGTAGACGTTCAAACAGAGCAGCAGCGTCGGAGACTTTTCCTGACTTCCTTAGCTGTGCATGAGCTTTTTTCGTCTGCTCGTCACCCGCAGCCTTTTGAGTTGCTGCGACGCCTGGTTTAAGCATCCTTGGCGCTTCTTGGACTTTCTTGGTTACGTCAGGCTTTTGGGCTTGTAGCTTGCGATATTGCGAAGCCTCCCAAAGAGCTTGGATCATGCGGGAATCATAAGCCTGAGACAGTTCATTTTCAGAAAAGCCTAGACTTGTTGCATAGTCACGCATCTGCTTCTTGATTACGTTCCCTTTTTCTGGGTGCGCGTAATCAGGAATGATCTCAGTCACTCGCTGACGCTCGGATTCAACACGCTGTGCAAGTTGGGCTTGTTGTTCGCGGTATTGCTGTTGTAGCAGTCGCTCACGTTCTGCTTTTACTCTTGCCAGTTGTTGTTCGCGTTCCGTCTTCTCTGCGAACTTGACTGCGTAGCCAATAGGGTCTGATTCCTTGAGCGCCTCAAGGTTCTCGCCCTGGTTTTGCTGGGTCAGGAATTGCTCGATCAGGTTTAGTCTTTGCGCGTAGGCATCACGTGCTTGCTTCGCCTGTTCAACAGCCAATCGCTCAGATTCAACGGCTTTACGTTGTTCTGCGAGCGTTTGTGACTTTTTTGTGTAGTCAAGACCCTTTTGATAGCCATCCACAAGTTCATCAAAGGTTACCTCTCTTTCCTCTCCAGCGGCTTTCACCCGGAATCGCTGCGGTTCAGGAGCTTCCTCTTCTTGTGGAGCTTCTTCAGGTTCAGCTTCTTCCTCTTGTGACATCTGCTCTTCAGGAGCTTCCTGTTCGGATTCCTGCGGAGCATCCATCAATCCAAGAAAGGATTGTGCTGCTTGATTCACAGTCATTGAACCACTGCCTTGCGGCTCGGTGTTCTCTGCCATTTGCTTCCTTCAATTTTCCGATTAACCGAATCGGTACGGATTCACAGAATTTTCCACCGCTTCTTAACGATTTGATCGCTATCAGCAATGGACTGGAAATGTGCAATTATTTCATCAAGAAACCTTACTTTCAAGTAGGCTTTCTCACGTTCTTCAATGTCTGATTCTCTGGAGTTAAGGATCTCTGTAATGAACTGCGATCTTAACGCATCTAATTCACCCTTGAACCAATCATCAGTTAGGAGCGTTTTTGCTCGCTCTGCTTTGTTCATTGTAGTAATCCGTAGTCAACCAATTCAGAAGATTGCTGGCCTAAATTAGACAAAGAACCAATCTGGCTTTGCAAAGCAGCCAAAGAATCAATGATGCTTGTCAGATCAGTTGGTTGGTATAAACCCTTAAGAGCGTCAATCTGTGCTTGTATTCCAGACAGGTCAGTTGGCTTGATTCCAGAAATCTGATTTTGCAGTGCAGCAATATCTGAGGTTAAGCCAGAGATGTCTGTTGATTGGATTCCAGAGACCTGATCTTGCAAAGTATTAAGTTGAGAAATTAACCCTGAAAGATCAGTTGGTTGAATTCCACTGATTTGGCTTTGCAATGAATCCAGTTGACTTTGCAGTGTAGACAAGTCTACGGGTTCATAACTTGGGCGGCTCTGAAGTTCTGCCAATTGGTCGTAGATCGATGACAAATCAACAGGTCCACGGCCTTGCAAGTCAGCTAGTTGAGATTGCAATTCAGAAAGATCTGTTGGTTTATACAAATCTCTCAAAGATGCAAGTTCATTCTGTAAGGATGTCAAATCAGTAGGCTGATACAAATCTTTCAGATTAGAGATTTGATCCTGCAAAGAAGTCAGATCCGTTGGCTGATAGAGATCCTTAAGACTTGTCAGTTGATCTTGCAAAGATGTCAGATCAAAAGAACCATACAGATCTTTCAAAGATGCCAACTGATTTTGCAAAGATGTCAAATCTGCTGGCTGATATAGGTCTCTCAACGAAGAAATCTGATCCTGCAATGCAGTTAAGTCAGTTGGCTGATACAGATCCTTTAATGATTTCAACTGGTCCTGCAACGAAGTAAAGTCAGTAGGCTGATACAAGTCTTTGAGCGTGTTTAGTTGGTCTTGTATGCTCGTCAAATCTGTCGGCTTGTATAGCCCCTTAAGAGCGTCCAACTCGCTTTGCAGCCCAGATAGGTCAGTAGGCTTGAACTGACTTCCGATCATATTGATCTGTTCAGGAGTCAACTCAATTCCACCAGCCAACTGGTTTTGCAAAGATGCTTGCTGATTGGCTAAATTGGTCAGTTGAGTCTGAATGTTGGCAAGCGTTTGATCTCCTTGCTTCTGGACCACTGTACCAATAGCAGGAGCTTCCCAGGCTGAAGGGGTATAGAGAGGACGCTGAGTTGGAGTTTGAATCGTTTGCTGTGGAGCGCCAAACTGCATCGCCAACGGGGTTGTTTGGTCAATAAACCTTCCAGCACCATAGCCATACCCCTCACCAAAATAACGATTCTGATAGCCTTCAATAGGAAGGCTTGTCAATGGCAATCCAGCAAGCGTTTGTGGGATAAACGTATCAGCCGGATTTATCATCGTCTGCCAAGCATTGTTCTGCGAGGACCCAGACGGTTGACCAGAGGTTTCCCAGTAATAACCACCACCTGGGCCGTAGTAACTATCATTTCCGTAGCCAGTTTCAATGTCAGCCATGATTACCCCGGAATTTGTACGTTCGTTGCAATGCCAGCACCGACTTTAGCGGCTTTCAACTGGACCTCGGCTTCAAATTCTTGCTTCTTCCTGACCAATTCAGCAGCAGCCTTCTCACGCTCCAACTGAATCTGGGCAGCAGCTTTCTCTCTTGCCAACTGAATGTCTGCTTGAGCTTTTTGCTGTGCAATGGCGATCTGGGCATTTGCCTGAACCATCATTGCTTGTGTAGCAGGATCTTGCTGCGGCTGCTGAGGCTGCGGATTGCTCAAAGCCTGATCCATCTGTGGCGTAATCGTCTTGAAGAAGGTAGCCGCATCTTTGAATCCAGCCGCCTCGATCATCCTTCCAAGAGTCTCCCGATACTGACCAACGCTCACCAAAGGATTGGCAGGCCCGTATTGCTGGAGAATTTGCTCTTGCTTGGACAGGATCATCGACAGCATTGCCATCTGTTGCTGCTGATTCCCAGTACCAAGACCCACAGAGATAGAGACATCATATTGATTGCTCCACATCCTTGGATCCATCGCCACATATTGACCATTCATGCGGATGATGCGTGGCTTGTCCTGATACTTGCACAGCAGATGCAGGATTCCCTTAAACAGACTCTTTACACCTGTCTCAGCAAAGATCCTGGCGATCAATTCCAACTTGCCAGAAGATGCATTTTGGAATGCAGCAACAGCCGTTGCAGTGACGTTTTGTAGGATGTTTGGATCTAGGCCCTGACTTGCATCAGAAATTCCAGTTCTCTTTGCTTGCGTTTGATCCAGGTATTCAAGCATCGGAAAGGCTTGATTTGCAACTGGCTGCACAGCAAGAGGAACAACCGCATTCGGATCTTTCATCCGAACCACGCCACCAGGCGTAACACTCAGCAAATCCTCAATGTTGACTCGGCCTTCAACAGCACCAACCCGCGCATTGTTTGTCAGATACAAGTTATCCAACATCTGCCGAGTAATAGTGGACTTCTGGAGTTGAAGATCCATTACTTTGTCAGCAAGGCTCAACCCATAAAATTTATGGGGAATTGGAATAGGACAGAGACTGTGGAACGGAACATAGTCCGTTTCCTCTTGCTCCATGATCTTTTTGCCAGCGTAGACAACCCGATGCAACTCTGCGATTCCGTCTCCATCCATGTCAGCGCGGATATAGCACTCATAGACTTCAACTTCCTGCATTGATGGGTCGTTGGACTCCATTCCGCTTGGTTGCTCTCCTTCAGAGAATCGAGCCACACGCTCTGGAGAGAAACTCAGATCGTCGTAAGCAGGCAGGTTGTCAACAATCTCTTGCGGATAACCCATCGCAACCAGATCAGACCTAGCAAGCAAAACTCGATGTGCGCAGAAAGGCGAGTCAGCAATCGTCCTAGCACGCTTAGAGATCAGGAACTCTTCTGGCGGCAGATTCTCAATCTTTACTCGCCCAATCTTTGTCTTCTTCATAACTTTTACGCTATGAGAAGACTGAATCAGTTGAGCGCCATCAGTCCCAATCGTTGGTGATCCATCTGGATTGAACACTGGATAGGTAACCGTCTCCTGTTCAACGATCTCCCGAGTACCATCCGAAAGTAGGAGGGTCAATTCATCGTCTGTCAGGTCTTGGTAAGTTTCCTTGGTGATGTCGTAGGAATCGTCCCAATAAGCCTTAACGATGCCGACTTTCTCAAGGAGTCCGTCTTTGAACCAATCGTGCAGCAGAGCAAAGCCAGGGTTGTCTTTGTAGAAAACCCAATTTGTGTAGTCTGTGGCTTGTTTAGCTGGACCTTCGTCGCCAGGAGCAACAGGTTCAAACCGAACGACATCATCACTAGCAGTAAAGATGCGAATCAGTTGAGGCAATGCGCCATCAATGACTTCTGCAACCTCGCCAGTAACAATCTGGCTGCGGCCTTCTACCTCATTCCCGTACGGATAGCGAAGGTAATACTCCAGAGCTTTCGTTCTCGATTCCGTCGTTTCGCTCTGCACGTAACCGATAGCGTCGTCGATTTCCTGATCCAGCAGGCTTTTCAGGCTCTCTTGATTCATTCTTCAATCCTTCAACTTCAGATTCCAGTTTGGCGATTCTGTCTTGCAAAGACTTAAGAAGCGCCGGAAGGTTTCCTTGTTTGTCAACCCACATTCAGACCACCCACTTTAAGTTCACGGACAAAGGCTTGCTCCAATCGCCGCCTTGTGTGTTTATTCCAACAGCCATGTATCGGAATGCATCACTTGCGTGAGAGGCCCAATTGTGTAGCGGCTTGTCAAAGTAGACGTTTCTTTTTTCGTCGTACTCGCGTCGATAGTTTCTTAAAGCGTCAAGTCCTTGCTTAACTTTTGGCATATTGAACCAGCACTTTGGAAGCATTCTCCTCACTGACTGAATGCCATCAGCAACAGACAGTCTTGGTGCGACAGTAATGCTAAGTCCTGCTTCTTGCAGCATTTCTTTTCTGCTGCGTCCAGTTCCGAGTTCCCTAACCTCAACGTCATGAGGAAGGATGTGCTCGGCAGTGTGCCACTTGTTTTCTTTAATCCAGTTTACGTACCAATCGAGTCCAACACCGTGATTTTCCACGAAGTCCATGACTCTATATTCTTGCCCAGCAGCCTGAAGCACCCAGATTGCTGTTGAGTCACCAACTCCTAAGTCCCAGGCCGTGAATGTCTTTGTGAGATCGTCTCTTTCAATCTCAACCATCCGTTGTTTTTCTTCCAACTCATTGAGGAAGGTTGCGTAATAAGCACCCTCCACAGCAGCATTGAAAGAACACTCAAACTCTTGCTGGTACTTGTCTTCACCCATCTCCCTCTTTGCAGCAACCAATTCCTCATGCGGGATTAACTGCGTCTGAGAGGCTTTGAACTCTAGTGATGCCCAGCCAGGTTCTTCTCCAGCCCTGTCTCTTAAATCCTTAAAGTGGTTCGCCCCTTTGGGAGTTCCAATAAACAGCGCCCAGCCTTGTCTATCAGCAAGTGATGGACGAATGATCTCGTTCCAGATTCTTGGGTCTTGGTCTCCAATCTCATCCAGGACAACACCATCAAAGTATTGGCCCCGAAGTGAGTCAAAGTTGTCAGATCCATACAGACTTATCCTGCGCCCCCAGAAGTCCACCCTTAGTTCAGAGTGGTTTGCTGTTGCGCTTAATGGAGCTGTGTACTTAAGCAAATAGTCCCAAGCCACTCTCTTTGCTTGAGTGTAGGTCGGAGCTATGTAAGCGTATCTTGGAGCCTCTTTCTCGTTCTCGACTGCGGCTTTAATCAGATGATTCAGGGCCGATACAGTCTTTCCCATCCGTCTGTGGGCAACGACAACAACGAATCTATTGTGGTCAAGAGCACTGTGTATTGCTAACTGCGGTGTTCTTGGGCTATACGGAATTACGATCTCGTTTACTTGGCCCAAGTAATCACCTGCTTGATAGGCTCGCCATTAGCACCACTGACTTCAGTTCTAGCCAGCTTTGGAATGTGGTACTCAATTGCCCTCAGATACAAATCTGCGGCTTTTGCAGGATCTGGCCTAATGCCCTCAGAACCCTCTGCAACGCGATCAAGCCATTCCTGGAGCTTGTGTGCGTTACCCTCTGCAAAAGTGGCTATAGCGGCCCGTACGTCTGCCGTAGCCCTATTTGGTGAGCCTTTTGGTCTTCCTCGATTATTTAAGGATTGTTTATTCATGTTTCCGACTCCTTTCGGGCCATCGGGCTTAAGTTTATAGCAATTACTCTTTAAGTTTACAGTAGTGACTCTATTGGTATCCCGTTGCGCTCAAGGATTTTAAGCAACTCTTCTTCTCCAGGAAACACTACAAAGTTGCTGGTGCCTTGACCTGCACCGCGTGAGCCTTGGTCAAGATAGCGGATGCCAGGGATACCTGCTTGACGCAATTTTTCTGCAATAACTTTGTCTTTTGGAGCGTCGAAAATTCCCTGTCCGCGAGCAATCTCAGAACCTTGTGGGTTGCGAGGCATTTTTGGCAATGCCAAAGTTGCGTCTCCCTCAAGCGCTGACAGTAGAGCGTCAGAATACGCATTAGAAGCAGCTTTGTCGTACTTGTATCCAAGCGCCTCCAATGCTTTGCGCACATATTCCGTTTGTTCACTCAGCGGCTTATCCCAATCAAGCATCTTTGCAATTTGCTCGTCGGGCAAGTCAACTTTGTAGAGGGAACCAGCGCGCTGATTGAAGTATTCCCTCTTTGCAATGTTGTGCGCTCTTAACGCTGACGCGAGGTCTTTTCCTTCAAAGCCCGCCTCTTTCAATCCCTGCTCAACGTCCATTGGAGTTTTGTGCAGCAGGTAATCCTCATACACCTGCATCGCCGGGTAATCTTTTGCCTTTTCCGCTTGCGAATACCGCTGCATGATTCTTTGCTCTAGATTGGGGTCACGCGGCTGATATGCCTTGGCTACGTCAGGAGACTCAGCCAAATACAACCCATGCCCATACGCTTGAGCACCCTCACCCGTCCCAATCTTTGAGGGGTCGAACTTCTTAAACTTATGTGGGCTTCCATGCCAAACAATCATTGGCTTGGCTAACCCCTGTTCCATCATGTACCGCTCTGCAATGTCTGCGGCTTTTGGTCCAAGTTCTTTTGCAGCGGCTTTAGCTGCTTTAGCAGTTGCTTTTGTTGCTGGCCCAACTCCAGGAGCAATTGCCATTGCTGCTTCCATTGCTTCTGGTCTGACTTTTGTTGTCATTCCTCTGCCAGTGGTCAATGGCTCTCCATAAGACAATCTATCAAGAGTCTGAGCAATTGCAGGAACACCAAGAAGACTCATCAGAATTCGGCCAGGCGGATTGTCGTATCCAGCAGGACGGCTTACCGTCTCATTTGCCCTTTGTGCTGCATCAGCCAATAAACCAAGTATGTAATTCCTTGGTGTTGGCTTAATTTCGTCTTCTAGTAGACTCATTTTTTATTTCTCGCGCTGATTGCTTTAGCCTTTGCTTTAGCATCTGCCTTGCTGTTTGCTCCCCAAGCCTTTAGGCTCAACAGGAGTCTTGTTGGCTCTCCATCCTTGTATTCTGGACCAGGCATATTCCCCATCCTTGCCAGAAAAGATGCCCTTCTTGGGTTGTCTCCACTCTTTACAGGAGCCTTCAAGTTAGAACCAGGGTTCTGTCTTTCATAAGACTTACGGCCTTTTTCATTGAGGCCACCCTTTGGATTCTTTCCCTCTTTTCTGGTCCAGGCGGCAGTCATTTCTTTTTCATCGCCTTGCGAGCTTCGCTCATTGCAATCGCAACGGCCTGGGATTGGCTCTTAACTACTGGTCCTTTTTTGCTGCCAGAGTGGAGCTTTCCTTTGCCCCATTCGGACATCACTTTAGCTACCTTCTTCTGGCCCTTCGGAGTCATCTTCATATTCCATCCCTTTCATTGCTTCGTGTTTGGCAATTCTCAGCATCTGCTTTTGCTTCTGAGTCAGCTTTTGAGTGATTGGTCCACCACTTAACCAAGCAGAGCAAGTTCTGTTTCCAGCACACTTGAACTCGAAAAGTTCGCAGTAACCAAGATTCGCAGCGTCTTGTACTTCATTGGCGTACGTTTCTTGGTCAGACTCTTCTTGTTGTATTCCTGCAACAATGCAGTCAATCATCTCTGGAGTCTGGATGAATGCAGCGCAATTTCCGCAACGCATTGACTTGGCTTCCTCGATAGGAGTCTGCCATTCGTCTGATTTGGCTTGCCAGAAGTCCTCGTTTTCTTCCTCTGGGTTTGCTGGACCATAGCCAACATTCTTGAAGGCCCAATCCCTAGCCTTGAGGTTCTCTTGGATGTCTTGCGTAGCAATGGGGCAGATCATTTCTTCTTGCCCTTCATGGCTTTTTGCATCTCGATTACCTCGTAGCCCTTACCAAACTCATCAGCCATGCGGTAAGCCTTCATGAACTTGGTCTGCTGGTATTTGCGCTTGTTCTGGTCGAGATACTTCTGCATCTCTTTGGCAGGGTTCTTCAGCATCTTGCCCCCAAATGAAAAAAGGCCCTCTGGCCTTAAAGACGCCTCGCCCTGGCTTGAGCCATGCGATGCTCCCATCCCGTGATGAGGTAATGCTTTATACCACGGTTCTTAGCAGGATGTCAAATTGTTTTAGACCAGAGATGTGTCTTTCTGGAAACGTCCTTTTGTCCAGCTTAAAAATCCTGATTTGTGCCTCAATGGGAACTTTTCTTGGGATGTACAGGATTGTTAGAACTTGTCTTTCTTCTTTTCTTACAGCAGCTAATGCCCTTTGACATTGCATCATTTCGTCGATTGAATTGAATGTCTTTGGCTGTCTGTCAATGTCATCTTGGGGAATCTTGTATCTTCCTTCAGCACTTCCGCAGGTCTTGATCTGCGGTCTATCTGCTGCCCAACGTCCGTACCTCTCAAGCCTTTCTTCAGCGTCTTTGAGATGTTCTGGGATTGGAGATGTAAGGTTCATGTCAAATCTGGAATCTCAATGTCTTGAGGCCACTTTCCTCGACTTAACATCGTTTGCACTGTTTTCTTGTGGGCGTCCATCCACATCTTCTTTCTTTCCTCTTTGCTTAACTTATTTCCCTGGTCAACTTCCCAATGACATCTTAAGCACAATGCAGCTACGTTAACATCTGAACTTTTTAAGCCCATTCCCTTTCCATGCCAGTTTGAGTGAGCTGCTTGGCTTGGATAAGCTCCGCAGTGCTGGCATTCAAGTTCAGCCACCATCCTCAGAAGCTGCTTACTGCGGACGTAGGTCAGTTTTTTGTACATAAGCCAATGTCCATGCCCAAATTGCACCACCAACAGTCTTGGCAACAAATTGCAAAGCCACGATTTCAGGCATCAGCCCATCAAACGCAATCGTCGGAAAAAGTAACGAATCAACCGCAGCACCAGCAGTGTTTGACACATTAGACCGTTTCAACCACGATCCTTTGATGGTACGAAATACTTGCCAATCAACAACAGCGGCAATGACAAAAGATGCTGATGATGCAAAAGCAATGCGTCCAGCATCTTGGTTTAGCACATAAGTTATCAATCCAGTGCCAAATATCAAACATCCCATTTGCCATGTTTTAAGCCTTAAGTGCAACCAATCTCTTAATGCAAGATCAAGCCCAATTAAAACAAATGCGTTAATTGGCGTTATTGATGGTCCAAATACAGCAACAGTTAAATTTGCTGCAATTATTGCCAATGCATATATAACTATTGCAATCAGCAAAACAGGTGATTTTGTGTTGGTTGTTGTTTCCATGATGTCGGTGGGTTTTGTTTGTTGATACGTTTTGCCATGCAACCGGCACACTGTTGTTGCTCTCCATGATTCAAAGCAACATTAGTGCTATCAGCAGATGACAAAGGCCAATGGCTCTCTCCTTGTCCAAGCATTCTTAAGCCATGCGTCCAAGGCAAACGCTGACCGAAAGTTTTGTGCAATGCATTAAAAATTTCATCCATTCGTGCTGACCACTTAGGTGAGCCAACTTGCCAAAACTCTCCAGATGATCCGATGCACACTCTCCCCCATGAGTCGCAAAGTTCTAACAAATAGTCAATTGGTAAAGCGCAATGCCAAACAGGAATGCCAAATTGCTTTCCGTAAGGCCAAGTCTTAACCATTTGTCTTTGTTGTTCTACTGTTCCATCAATGACATCTGGCACTACTGCCCAATGTGGATGGGCCAACAAAGGGCCAAGCCATTCATAAAATCCATGCAAATCAAATGGCACATTTCTGGTTTTGCAACTGAATGCCCCATTGTCAAACATTAAAGATTGACCAATTTTTAAGCACGTTTGAAGGCTATCTGGCCTGAAATAACTTATACAGAAATGTTCTCCACCCATTGATTCCAAAGCGTACTTTGGCGTTATCGGAGTTCCGTGGTAGTGAATCATTCCGATGCTCTGTCTTGTCTGCGGTTGTTGAAGGATTCTGTTTTCCAAATCTCTATCTTTAGCTTTGCAGCCTCAAGCATCCAGGACAGTCTTTCTTCTTCCTCAATCGCCGCTGCAAGACCATCCAGCAGGTCGATGTACTCCTGGTTACTGTACGCCTCGCGTTCTTGAGCGTTTGCTGCATCGACCTTGTTAAGCATTGCCTCCTTCATTAGCAATGCCTTCTTTGATTTTCTAAATTCAGATATATAGATTCTTTTTGATTTTGCTTCTGCGTACTTTGCAGAATTTTCAATAATAAACTCTACCGCTTTATAAGGAGCGTCCATTTTATTTTTCCCAATCCACAATTAAATTGGAAAATTGTTTTTCTAATTCTTTGTATTCTTTTGCACCAACAATAAGCAATTTTACATGAGGGTAGTATTTTTTCATTCGCTTTAATTTGGTTTTGCTTCTGTCATCCATCCATCCTTTGACTTCATGAAATGCATCAGTTCCATCAATTTCTTGAACCCAAAAATCTGGCAAATAACTTACAGAACCTCTTTTAATTCCCTCAAACCAAAAAGTTTCAGGCTCATGTCTCCAACTTCTTATTTTTCCTTGTTGCTGGAGCCAAACCAAAAATCTAGCATAGTTGGCCTCCCACCTTGATCTATAAAATTTGTTAACGCCACCAATCTCTCTCCAACCACCCTTCCATGTTGTCTTTGGCCTTGGTTGTACAAATCCACCATTTGCAACTCTTGTTTTCATTGCCTTTAGTGTCTTTTCTGCTTTTTTTTCTTGACTCATAGCAGCGGCATTCTTTTTTGATGCAATGGACATTTTTTCTAATGCTTCTTTAGAATGTTTTTTTCCAAGCATCCCTTTTGGATGTTCATTTTGTTCATGCCATCTTTTTTTACTTAAACTTAATTTTGCTTTTTGTTCGTCTGTTTTATTTAATTTTCCAAGTCTATGTAAATCTTTTATAACAAATGCTTGATCTGGTCTTTTTTTGCCAATTTTGCTTAGTGCTGCTCTTTCTTGCCAATCATAAAAAAATTGAGAATTTTGATCTTGTTTTAATTTAAGTGCAGATGCTTTATATCTTACAGACGCTTCAGTTTTTTGCAATGCATCACAACACCATTTCTTTCCTTTTAACGGATAAAACTTTTTCAAGAATTCAATATCTTCAACACTCCACCTATTTATGGTCATATTCTTTCCTATCAAAACTTGATGGTTTTATAGAAACCGTTTTTAGTTCAACTTTTACCATCTCCGGTTCTTCCAGCTTGCCACAAAGCCTTTCAACAATGACTTTGCTGTGCACGTAGTAGTGCTGGCATTTGTCTCTGCTGGTGCACCATCCACCCATGCAAGCAATCATGCTGGCACCTTAAGAGCCTTCCTCCAGGCTTCCTTCTGAACCATTGACAGCTTTTCCCCAGATTCCTCCCGAGCCCTTAACCTTCTAGCCCAATCCAGCGGGTCAGGCTTTTGACCCAGCATCTCAATAATCTTCTTAAGTCGCTCGGGATCAGCGTAACGCTCTCCGCGTTGGTTTCTTTGTCGCTCACGCTCCCGCGCCTCCAGATCAAACTGTGCTTGCGTGAACTGCGTAATCTCGGGCCACTCATAAGGCTTCTTGCCAACATGCCACCGGCAAAACCGGCCCATCCCAAAATCCGAGGACCAAGGCATCGGACAACCATGGGCTTGGCAGAGAAGCTGCTTTTGCTCGTCCAACTCCTTGTTGGCTTCGTCAGCAATCCGTTCATCACGCTTATAACTTTTCATTTGTCGTACTTCCCATCAACGATTTTTTGAAAGTTGGTTGCGTTAAGCACCCACGGAAGATCAGGCCTCCAAACCCGACCATTGGACTCGAACCCCTTAGCCAAATTCGTGTGCTTGGCAAGATAAGCAAAGAAAGAGTCCCACCACTCCAGCCCTTCAGCAACCGTGGCGTAACCTTCTTCCGAATACGGGGAAGGCTTTGCAGCTTGAATCCATCGAGCTTTAAGCATGGCAACCCGATTGCCCTCCCAACTTCTTGGCTGGGCAAGATGTGGAAGGTTTTTCTTCCAAAGATTCAAAATCTCCTGATGGGGGCAAGGAGGGAACGTAGTTCCCGACAAAGAATTCTGTCTCTTCTCTATCTCTGTCTCTGTCTCTGTCTCTGGTAGATCATCTTGATATCGGGTTGATATCACGCTGATATCATCTTGATCCAGCCAGTGAGACAGCTTGTCAACACAGGACATTGCGTCCTTTTCTGACATCCTTAACCTGAACGCTAAGTTCTTGATTTCAGGGAGATTTCCGTCATTTTCGCTGGCTATTAGCCAGAGCATGACCAAGACTTTTGCTGCCTTGGGTTCTAGTTCGTGCCAATCCAGATCATCCAATAGCTCGCGGTACAGCTTGATCCATGGAGGCCGACGGTCTCGGAAGTGTTGAAACTTTTTCCAGTTCTTGATGCTGGTCATACATCATCCCTAAAACGCATCCCTGAAAGAAACCATCGGCAGGCGGGGATGTGACGCTTTTCGGCAAGGTAGCTACTCCTTGCCTAGCCGAGATTTCAAAACATCTTACATCACTTTTAAGATGCCTTGCAAGCAAAAGTTGTTGGCTCCTGGCGCAACCCAGGACTATTGTGGGACTACTACGGAGAATGAAACCCACACCCACTCACCGGCTCCGGGCCAACTGTCGGCACACACTCTCACGTAAGTACCAACACGGCTGGAGACTCCTGATGACTCACCAAACTGGTGTCCCTCATGAACTTAATCACTCGGGCTTTGCATCCACGGAATCCCCATGCGTCTTGGAAAAAAAAGACCCAGAGCGAACCCTGGGCCAAAGACAGTTATGGCAACTGTGGTTCCGATTGTGCCTCAAACCACTCAGGCTTCATGGCCTTGAGCTGCCAAATCCTAGCCTCTGGAACGGTTTTCCATTGACTGATCGCAGCCTGAGAGATGCCAAGAAGTTGCGCCAGCGCCTTTTGGTTGCCAGCTTTTTCGATAAGTTGTTTTTTGTCCATTCCGACATCATAAGGCAACTAATTCTTAAGACAACTTAGGGAAAGTCCTAATGACATTGTGCTTAAGACGCCTTAATCTTCGCTTCGTACTAACACGGAGGATAAAGATGTACGGACCAGGCGATTACGAGTTTTTTCCACTGACGGATCATCCGCTCGACCCGCGCAATGACTCGCAAGAAGTTGATGACGGGCTGACAACTCCAGAAGTGCTTGCCAGCATGATTTATGACGAATGCGCCAATGCAGACGATCCTGTAGCTTGGTGGAGGATTAACGACCTTAACAGCGCAACCAATGCAGAGCTTTTTAGCATCGTTATGAATGCAACCGCTAAGAAAGCACTTGATGCTCGATTTATTCTGATGAACCGTCTTGCCAACACTCTGGAGGCTCAATGAAGAACTATCAGACCCCTAGAACGCTTGCAGAATGCAATTTTGATGTCGGATACCAACAAGCAGAAATCAAGAGCGTACAGAGCCGATTTGAGGCCTTCCTGAGCGTGTTGCTGGCCTGTGCTATTGGTATCTTCTTTGCCATCTGTTACGTAGTGTGGTGGACGGTATGAGCGCGGACGTAGACACCCTGGCGTTGATTGCCGAGCTGGAAGACCCCCAAAGGATTTACCCCGGCAACTTTGAAACAGAGGGCAAAGCTGTCGCCATTTTGCTGTGCTTGTGCCAGAACGGAGCCAGCGAACTGCGCCGCTTGCACGCTTTAGTCAGCGCTTGCGAACCATTCCTAAAAGAAGACGAAACACCAGCGCAGCGCATTGAACGTGAGCGTCGTGACACTGAAGCTATGTGTCGGCTTTATGCGAGGGAACGTTCGCTAAATGCTGAGTTGTTGGAGGCGTTGGAGTGGGCAATTAGACAAATGCCTGAGCCAGTCCTTGAGGGAGCGTACACAGACGGTTACCGGAAAGCCCGTGCCACCATCGCAAAAGCAACAGGAAGGCAACAATGACCAAGTACACCCCTTGGTTCCCTGGCACCATGAAGCCAGTTCGTGAAGGCGTTTACCAGCGCAAAGTCAGCAATGTGGTCAAGTGCTATTCCTATTGGGACGGAGAGCAATGGTTCCTGGGAGCCAAAACACCACACTTGGCAGAGATCGAGCCGATGCTATCAATGAATCAAAACAGATTCATGTGGAGGGGAGTGCTGCGTGGATAACTGGTTGTGCATCAAGATGATCTGCAAACACTTGCTTAACCGCAATTGGTGGGCAGTACGCAACTATTTCAACATTCTTATTTCAAGACCACCGTTTTGATGGGTAAGCCAGACACCCTAAGTCTGGAATCAACTAGGAGTTAAAGATGGGATTCGTTGCCAAACAACAACAAGCAAGAGAGTTCAAGTTGGTGCCACCTGGCACATACACCGCCAGGTGCTACCAAATGATTGACCTTGGAACGCAAAAGACAACCGGTCAGTTCGGAGAAAAAGAACAGCACAAGATCAGGATTTCCTGGGAAGTGTTTGGGGAAGATGACTCAGGCCAAGCACTGACGGTTGACATCAAAGGCAAACAGATGCCAATGACCGTTGATCGTGAGTTCACCATGTCAATGCATGAAAACGCCACGCTCCGGGCCTTCTTAAGCAACTGGAGGGGCAAAGCATTTACTGATGACGAAGCATTTACCTTTGACATCAGCAAACTGGTCGGAGCCTATGCAATGGTTTCTGTGGCTCACAGTGAGTCAAAGAACGGCAAGACCTATGCCAATGTGGTTAGTGCGGTAAAGCTGCCAAAAGAGCTTTCCAATGCAAAGCCAGAAGGCGTCCACGAAGCAGTGATCTTCAATCTTGATGATCCTGACCTGCAAGTCTTTGACGCTCTTCCACAATGGATGCAGGAGAAGATTCAAGCCAGCCCGGAATGGAAAAAGCAGTGGAACAAAACTGCATCCAGCACCGTAGACGACGATTCAGTGCCGTTCTAAACATAAGGGGATCAACCAATGAACATCTTTTTAGACATTGAAACGATCCCCTGCCAACACGCAGGGTTCAAAGACACCATTGAGATCAAGCCACCAGGCACACTCAAGAAAGCCGAATCAATCGCTGAATGGGAAAGGGAAACCAAACCCGGATTGGTTGAGGAGGCTTATCTAAAGACTTCGTTTGACGGAGGATTGGGCCAAATCTGCGCTGTGGCCTGGGCTATTGATAGTGGGGATGTTGAATGGCTTTACACCCCAAACAACTCACCAGAAGCAGTGCGAGAGATTCTCCAGGACTTATTTAGCGAGTTGATTCGGGCTTATGACAACTCAGACAGGCCTGTTCTTATAGGTCATAACATTGCCAGCTTTGACATTCCTTTTCTCTGGAAACAAGCTGTGATCTACAACGTCAAGCCACCGTTTTGGTTTCCAAAGAATCCTAAACCTTGGGACAGCTATATATACGACACCATGACGCAATGGGATGTCAAGAACTTTGTCTCGATGGACAAGTTGTGCAAGATCCTTGGCTTGCCAGGCAAAGAAGGAATCAGCGGTGCCGATGTTTGGCCCATGATTCAAGAAGGAAAGTGGGAAGAAGTCGGAGTCTATTGTGCAAGAGACGTAGAGCGCACCAGAAGGCTCTACAAGCGCATGACATTCGGAGGCTGATATGCAAGGACGCTCACTTAAAGAAGCTGGAATCAAGCTGGTTCTAGACCATGCAGCAGAGTGGAAAGAACAAGCAGATTTGGCTTTTGATTGGTGGCTTGAGTCTGTTGCTGAAGATAGATTCACCATAGATGACTTCAGAGCATTCTGCGAGGAAATTGAGTTCCCTGAGCCGCATCATCCAAATGCTTGGGGAGCGTTTACAAGAAAGCTACAAGGACGCATTCATCCTGTTGGCTTCGTAGAGTCTAAGCGTCCATCAGCCCATGCCAGAGTTATAAGGATGTATCAACGTGCGTAAAAGAAAATATCACGCTCCGCAAGTCCGGCGTTTGCAAGATCAAGGCTTTAGGCCAAAAGAGATTGCAGCGCTTCTAAAGATCACGCCTCATGCTGTGCATCAGATTCGCTATCGAGACAAGCTAAGAGCAGAAGGCAAGCCCATCAATGACAAAAGGCCAGCAAAGCCTAAGACGTTGTGGGAAAGGTTGAAATGGTGGGCGAAATGACACGCGATGACATCATCGACATGGCATTGGAGGCTGGGCTTCCTGTAGAGGTCGAAGACATTTTGAGCGACGATTTTCAATATACTTTTATTTGTAATGACGAGGACCTTGAACGCTTTGCCGAGCTTGTCGCTGCTGCGGAGCGAAACAAACTAGCGCAGTGGATGATTCAACATAGCTATGCCACGGGGCACGGCGACACAACCGAAGACCTACTCAAAGAGCTTGAGTGGCAGATAAAGGAGCGCATCGACGCTTGGGAGCATTCCCTTGCGGAGGCCATCCGAGCAAGGGGGCAGGTATGACTCCGCTCGTTCAACAAGCTGTCAAGGTAGCACCGCAACCCGAAACAGCAATGTGGTTTGATGTTGGTAGATTAACTCCGTTGCCTGAAGCGCAGCGGTATCCGGTAGATATTCTGATGCACCCGCCATTTAAGCGCACAGGCATCGCAGGTATTGACTCCAAAGGTCGCAAGTTCAGTCTATGGATGACTGCTGGCGAAAAAAGTGTGACCACGGCTGGCTGCACGATGGAGCCGCTTCAATACTTTGAGCCATTTGCCTACCTAGAAACCGATGATGGTCTTAAGTATTACAACAACAACAAAGAAGTGACTCGGCAGCAAATTGATCCAGTTCTTAGGATGGTTTGCGCGGTTCTGGCCAAATTGTCCGAAGGTGGACAGGCTTATAAACCGACTCCGCAAAAGACATTCATCAACCGCAAACGAGCCGCCAAAGGAAAGCCAGCATTAACATTTGATTGGCACACGGTAGAGATTGGGCCAAAGGCTGAAAAGTCTGAACCGCAAGGAGGAACTCACGCAAGCCCACGTTTACATGATCGGCGTGGTCATTGGAGAACATATCCATCAGGCAAAAAAGGATGGGTCAAGGCTTGCAAGGTGGGGGATGCCAGCAAAGGCGTCGTATTCAAAGACTATGAGGTGAAGCATGACCACTGACCGTGAGCTGCTAGAGATGGCGCTGGAGGCGTTGGAAGAAGTATGCAATGCAAATATCTTGGGGCTGGAATTTAAACCGCAGTATCACCAACTCATCACCGCCCTGCGCACCGCGCTGTCTCGCAAGGCCCTAGATGACCTTGCTGAGATAGATCGTGAGCTGGGGCTGGATGATATGCAGCCTGACTTAGCAAAGGTCGGGGAAGTGGGCGTGTGGGGTGAGCCGGTCATAGACAAGTCGGCAGCCAAACGTATCGCTATCCAGTTGGGGTGGGAACCTAAGCGCGAATGGCATGGGCTGACTGATGATGAAATAGACGAAATAATTGGTTATGTAGACCCACATTGCCAAGAAGAACAATTTGCCCGCGCCATAGAAGCTAAGTTAAAGGAAAAAAACCAATGATTGATTACGCTCACCCACTGATTGTTCTAGATGATCTTTTGAAAGAGATTCACCAGCTTTGCATTGATAAGCGGTATGAAGAAGCTATGTTGCTTGCCAGAGAATCAATGTATGAACTCTCTGTGTTGCAGTGCAACCTTGCTGTAATGGCACATAAGAATGTATAGAAGAACATATATCTATGAGCCTACCTTTAAGTTGCCAAAATACACTTGGGACAAAGATAGGAAGTTGTGCGAAAAGTGCAAGTACTACAGGCCAGTTGAAACAGGAACATTGAAAGAGAAAAAAAGCATCTCAATGACCTGCTTGATCTCCGACAGAAAAACTCCGTTCGGAGCAACTACCTGTATCGAGGAAAGGACATCTGGAATCTGTGGTCCTAAAGGAAAACTCTTTGCTAGACGATGACAGAGTAAGCCTCGTTTGTGTGCTTTATACGATCTTCTAAGCCAATATATCCACCATTTATTGCTTTGGTCAAAGCCTTCCAATCGTTGTTTGATGCCAGCTCATTGCACTTGTGAGTTGACCAAAACCATCCAGCAGTCATCGCTGCATATCGTGGTGTTGCAACAAGATCAGGATCTTTTACAAAGTCAACACCAAGAGCTTTTCCAGCATGGAAATAGTTTGCATGGCCCGTCAGTTGAATGCATCCTCTTCCCCTGAACCTGTATCCATCTCCTGATGCTTCATCCCGATTTCCCATGCGAGATGCATAGACCTTGTTGGCAATCTTCTTTGGGTTCCTGGCATATTGGTCAGCAATCTCTTTGGTTGGGAATCTCTTTGCCCATAACTTCATCAAAGTTTCTGCTCGATAGTTAAGGTTTTCTTCCAGAACTTTGAAGTTCGCACATTCGTGACCACACTGACCAATAAAAGCAGCCCTTTGCCAAGCAGAAGAAATAGCAAACCTATCAAACGTCTCGTTCAACCCATCCAGCCACTCTTGACCAATATGGAGCCTTGTAAGGTGTTCAGCGGTCAACATTGAACTGTGCCCTCACTTGGTTGTAGGCGTCGATGCAGGCGTTGAGCTGGACAATGGCTTTGTCTCCTTCTGCGACGATTGCTGCGATTGCTGCGAGGGTTTGTCGCTCGGATTCATCAGCAACTGAGTCAGCCTTTCTGTCAGGTTTGGCACTTTCTTGGTTGCTATTTCCGCTGGCAATGGAGGGACTTGTGGAGGCTTGTACGCAACTTGGGGCGGGGAGCCGCACCCTGCCAGCACGAATGGCACGATCAAGATCAGAAGACTTTTGATCCAAAGCATTGTTTGCCTCCTTGAGTTGCACAGCATTAGAGTTGAGTTGCTCTGTAAGTTTCTGTTCAGTAGCCCTAGATTGCTCGTTAGCTTTAGCAATCTCTGCTTGCATCTCAGCATCTCTATCACCCCATCCATTGTGATACCCATACTTATACAGACCAGCAATCACAAGAAGAGTCACAACAACAATGATGATGGTTCGATTCATGTCTCACTCCTTGCTGCTGCTCTTTCCTGCGCTATATCTTCCATTGCTGGATCAATGTAATTTGCAGGAGTTGTTGGAGGAGGAGGAGCAACCCATGTCTCGTCTAACTCAGGATTCTTGTAGCCCATCCAGTTGAACTCAGGCATCACTGAATGGGCACTAGGTTTTGGGCCTGGAGGCGCTCCAGAAGGCTCTGCAATGGCTTGTGAAGCCGCTTTGGTTGCTCTCTTGCTCATTACCCCACCAATGCCACCAACGATCAATAGAACGATGTCATTCAGCATCTTGGTATATGCCTGGTCAATCGGAGCCATTGACTTGATTGGCTGAGTGACAAAGGTCACAGAGTACAACAAGGCAATCACAATCACTGCTAGGATTAGAGTGACCATGACAACAACGAAGCCCCAGATACGGACCTCTATTTCGTCAGCGTTGAGGTTCTGCTGGTTGGGCATTTATTTGTTTCTCCAGAATCGGGGCAACCAAGTAATCAGGACACTGCTGAGTAAAAAGACACTTTGGCCTTTGACACTCAGGATCTTGGAAATGCTTTGGATCTTGACATTTGTAGCGATACCTGTCCTGGCACCCTGCCATCAAAACAAGAATGGACATCACTACAAAACGATTCACAACCCAAGTCTCCCCAAAACCATTGCTACCAACTTATCCGCAAGCGATATGGGTAAAACCTTCAACAGATCCAAGAACACCCAAATAAATCCTAAGTAACAGTTGATCTTGATGTAAGTATCAATCCCATCAAGAACTGCTTTCCTGTCTTTAGGATTCATCGGTTCATGTTGACAAGTTCAACCAACCCCCATATCCCAAAGATCAAAACCATCAAAATAATCCCAATCGCCAGCAAGACTTCATTGATCTCTTGCTGACGTCTCTTTGCATTCTTGGCTCGATCTTTCTCCCTAGCAGCTTCTGCGGAGTCTTCAGCATTCATCTGCTGGACTCGCTCCATAATGGAGTTCCACACATCCATGTTGTTGCTGGAGAAAAATAGACCTTTGAGTTGTTCCTCAAAGTCTCTCTGTGCTTTCAGTGCCAGCTCAATCTCAATGGCTTTTGCCATGTTTGAGCCACCACTCTTTTTATTTTCTTTTACCGCTTTGACAGCAGTGTGCTTGGCATCAAAGTATTTGCCAATCAACGGACCCAACGATGCTACGTTGTCAACAGTAGAGGACGCTTGCTTGATGAGACTGACTGCCTTGTTGACAGCCGCCATCGCGGTGATTGGGTCCATTTTATTTGTCTGCTTTGTGATCTAACTTATCAAAGATTCTTTCTAAAATTGAGTCGATCTTGTCGAATCTGGTGTTAATTTCGACCTTGGAAACGTAGGTTTTAGGCAGATCAATCTCAATTCGTTGGATGTCGTTTTTCAAAGACTTCAATGAGTCCCAGATTTCACGGCACCACCAACCGATAGCTGTCAGAACAGCACCAGCAACGATGTTGAGAATGCTCTGCCAATCCATCAGTCGTTCAATCCAACCTCTTTTGGATCTAGAGATTCTTTCAGCATCTGGAAGAATGCATCTCGACCAACTTGTAATTGGTCTAACTGCATCCTGGTAGACGCCAACTTCCTATCAAGATCCGCAACATGATTCAGGATGGTCTTTTGCCGATCATCCCAAAGAGTCATGTCATGTTCTACACCATCAATAGTGACGATCTGGGGCTTGTTGTCTTTACCCATTTCGCTTCTCCTTCAATGCCACTGAAAGGGCAGTGGCTTCACCCTATTACCAAGGCACTCCATTGGCTTGCACAGGATTCTTCTGCAAAGCAATGTTGTCTGCAAGTGCTTGTTCAGCAGCATCTTTATCAACACCAGATGCCCACACCCAGTTAAGCACTTCTGCTTCAGTAAGATTGGCATAAGGAATTGCTGGCGGGCTATCTTCTGCCCAAGATGCAGTGGAATAGATCGTTGCGGAAAAGTCTCCGTCAACAGCAGTCACACGCCAATGTGCGGTGGTGACAAAACCATCAGCAGTCTTACGATTCAAATTTTCAATTTTCCAAGTGATTTGCGTTGCCATGATTAGGCTCCTTTCTACTGTAGGGCAAATGCCCCGTGATAATGGTTTCTTGCTTCAATTGCAACCAATTCAGCAAGTTCTAAATCTTTAAAAAGCCCACAATAATGAGTTTTCTTGTTTCTTTTAATAACTACTGCCCATTTTTCTGACGATTTGTTCCAATGAACATTTTTAATTTTTGATAAATTATTTGTTTTTCTTGCCGGAACATTCCAATAATTTTCTGCGCGAGTTGCAGGCCTTAAATTTTCTATTTTATTGTTATTTTTGTTTCCATCAATGTGGTCAATAAATTCCGGTATAAATCCGTTGTGCATTAAATAAATAAGTCTGTGCACAAGGTATCCTTTACCGTTAATTTTGGTTCTTGCATATCCTCTTTCACACACCGATCCTACTTTTGATCCTATTTTAAAAGGTGCAAAACCATTTCCTCTTGTCTTCCAATACAGCATTCCATCTTTGTACTCAAAAAGTCGCAATGCTTCTTCTTGTGTCATTTTTGAGCCTCCAGCTGCGCCACACGGGCGCGGAGGTCGTTGATGATTTCTTGCTGCTCTTGAATTGCTTTTACAAGACGCGCCTCAGTTTTGCCCCAGCCCGTCAATGTCTTCATGCCGTCTTCACGTTCTCCAACAGCATCGGGGTATACAGTTTCAAACTCTTGGGCAATGAAACTGATTTGATGACCGCCACCCTCAGACTCAATGTAATCAAACTCAACAGGCCGCAGAGCCATGATACTGTCAAGTTGCGGCGGCAGATCAACAACATTTTTCTTGAGTCGTGCATCTGAATAAGTCCCAAACGCGGCAGCATTGGCACCATTGGCATTGATCTGTCCAGAGCCAGCACTGTTGTTATTGACGGTAAATCTGAGAAAGATTTGGCTAGTTGTGGTGTCGTTGTCAAACTTTCCAAATAGGGCGGCGGTAGCGGATACGTCACCGGAGTAACCTTGACAAGCAAATGCCGCCCCGCTTGAGGTTGCAAGGACAAATATCTTGGAAGTGTTAGTGTTACTCGTCGTCCCAACCAGCAAATTCCCAGACGAATCTATCCGGGCGCGTTCGGTGTTGTTGGTGCCGAAAGTTAACGGGTGGTTGGTTATTGAATACAAATACGTCGTTGATCCAGACGCTTGCATCTCTACTACAGCGCCATCGGTATCTTGGGCTTTAACTGATCCACCAGTAGCGTTGCCCACCGCCACAGACAACAATCCAGAAGCAGATGCTGTAGCAGAGCCAACCAGCAAATTCCCAGACGAATCTATCCGGGCGCGTTCTACGGGATAGCCAAGTGAGTTGTCAGCAGTCCCAAAGATCAACGATCCTTTGTAATCGCTAACATTCGCAGATTCGCGGTAACTCCAAATGGCTGCATAAGTCGAGTATGCCGAAGAACTCAGTTGCGCTCTAAAGTTAATGCCTCCGCCAACGCCCACAGCAAATGCTGTTGTATCCGTAACGGAT